ACTTTAATAGGTATTAACAGGCCAGCAAAACAAAAGATTAGACTTTACGGTCCAGATAGATATATCATAGAAGATGATAGAACTTTAGTACTACACTTTCTTAAAGCACGTAATGGTGACACCAGAATGAGTTTCTTTAAAGCAATGTTTGAAAAAATGGAAATTGCAGAAATGGAAACTCCTTCACAAGAAGAACGTAGATGATAACAACAAAATTATTAGAAATTAAAACTTTAAAAATGACTCCAGAAGAACGCAAAAGCAAAGTTGCAGTATTGAGAGAGCAGCATGAAGATTACTTTCAAACAGAAGGTATAGTAAATGCTGCATATATTCCTAAGATGGTTTACAGACCATCTGGTAAGGATGATTTACATGTAAGTTTCTTTCCAAGTGAATTAGAAAGAAATAAAGATATTTATACAGAATTTGTAAGTATAGATTATGTTTCTGAAGATCCTAAAAGAACTTTATACTTACATAAGTATAATCCAAATTGGAAAGAGGAATATGAAATGATTGAATCTAATAGTGGATTTCAAAGACATATTATTCCTGCATCACAATTAAAAGTAGTAAGTGATATTACTTCAATTCAGAAAAAAAATGATATTTTTACACTTGAAGAAGTCCAAGATCTTCCCAATCCGGATGAAACTTATTCTTTTAGAGGTTTAGTAGAAGTATTGCAGAGAATAGCTAAAAGTATAGAGAAAATAGAAACCAAAATTAAATAAATAAGTATGGCAAACAGTGTTTTAGTTATAGCTGAGTCTGGCTCAGGTAAATCAACATCCATTAGGACTTTAGATCCTAAAGAAACAGCAATTATTAATATTGCAAACAAACCATTACCTTTTAGAGGATGGAAAAGTAAATATACAGTTTTAGATAAATCCAATCCAACTGGTAATCTAGTTAACGTATCAAGTGGTCCCGGTGTATATAAAGCCATGCAGCATGTCAGTGAAAAAATGCCACACATCAAAGCATTAGTAGTTGATGATTGGCAATATATGTCAAGCTTTGAGTATTTTGATAAAGCTAATGAAAAAGGCTATGATAAATTTACTCAAATAGCAGCAAACCTTGCTCAGGTTGCAAAATTACCTAAAGATTTAAGAGAAGACTTAACTATATTTTTCTTAACTCACGCAGAAGAATCAACTGATGTTAATGGTAATCGTAAAGTTAAAGCTAAGACTGTAGGTAAAATGATTGATAATGCTCTTACATTAGAAGGGTTATTTTCAATTGTTTTATTTGGTAAAGTCCGTAAAGAAGATGATGGTACGCTTTCTTATGGTTTTGAAACTCAAAACAATGGAGAGAATACTTGTAAGTCACCAATGGGTATGTTTGAGGATAGCTTTATCCCCAATGACCTAGCATATGTTAGAGATGCTATACTATCATATGAGTAAATTTTAGCAAAAAATAATTATTAAAAACAAAAATCAAAAAAGTATGTTAAGTACAAGTGGAATGTCCGCGGGAAGCGGCAAAGTAAAACCAGTTATTGATGCAGGAAATCAATTACTAAAAATTAATTCTATTACATTAAATTCACCACCATATGACCAAACAGCATATGATATGGTTTTAAATGTTGAATCTCAACCAATGGGTGGAGATTTTGAAGGATTTTTAGTAGATGTTAATAATCCATCAGGACCACGTTACAATGGTCAAGTAGGTAGAGTTAAATTTCAACGTTATGCATTCAACAACGCAACTCTTCCAAGCGGTAGAGAAGTAAAGAGAGATGAAGGTTTGTTAAAAGCTTTAATTAATCTTGCTGAAGTTGTTGGTAAGCGTTCAGAAGTAGATGCAATTCAAGCAAATACTATTGAAGACTTTGTAAGTAAAGCTAGCACTATTATATGTGATGGTAAATTTTACAATTTTTGTGTAGGTGGTAGAGAATGGGAAAACAAAGAGGGTTATACAAATCTTGATATGTTTTTACCTAGATTCACTGCTCAAGCAGTTCCAATGGAAAACCAAGATGTTGAAAATAGTAAGATGATTACTTTTAACACATCAGACCATGTTATTGCATTGAAAAATAAACCACAAGCTCAATCAGTAAACACTTTTGAACCAGTAACTGGTCCAGTAGGTGGAGACTTTGATCTTTAATTAATATAAAAGGGGAGGCCTACGGGTCTCCCTATTTATTATATGATTAGTACCAAAAATTTAGTTAGTAAAATAGAAGATATTCCAAGTTATTGGATATTCCAACACTATTTAAATCTACAAGAACAGTTAACCGGTCAGGATATAAAGATTAATTCAATTTTTAATCCTAATGATAAAACACCAAGTTTCTGTATTTATGTAGATAAATCCGTTATGCAGTATAAGTTTAAAGACTTTTCTACTGGAACTAATGGAAGTAAAATAGATT